TAATAAGACCAACCTGAATGAGTTTTTCAATCCTATGGCAACCTGTGCGTTTTTTTTCTGATATATTTTTCATTTTTCTATCCTTTTTTAGCCACGGCTAAGCCGCAGGCAGAGAACACAGAGTTTTCATTTTTTTAACCTTTAACTTTTTGCCACAGATTTCATTGATTTTTTCTTTACCACTTAGACACCAAGACACTAATTTGTCATTCCTGTAAAATTTATCCCTTAGGGAGCAGGAATCTATTTTTTTTCTTCGTGAATTTCGTGCCTTCGTGGTTAATCATTTATTCAGTCTTTATTCCATTCAATAGTCAATAATCAATAATCAATAATCAATTAGAAGCTTCGCTTATCCACCGACACGCTTCCTGCGCTGATGCTGGCGAGTCTCACATACCATTTCGCCCCGCCGCAGCCATCTCCATGAATTTTACACATCTCGTTATTGCCGGTGATATCTGTGCTTGCCCATGTACTTATCCATCTTGATGTTATGGTGATTTTATGGGCGTAATAGCCGCCGTCAGTGGCCGTTTGTGTTCCGGCAGTGGCCGTACCGGCAGCGACTAATTCAGCATCATCATTTTCACAGTATTGCCAGAGCTCATAATCGCAGGTTGCCGCCGCCGTCGAGAATCGAAATCGCAGCACTAATGCGTTATCTATGCTTGTCGTTGAAAACATGCACGGGTCGGGTCTATCGGCCCATTTGCGGCCGGTTACGCCAAGTGCGGCATCATTTGCCGTCACCGCCGAACGAACCGTGTACCAGGATTTCTGTGCCGTTTCGAGAAATGCCAGACATGGCAGAATAATTGCTGCAATCAGAATTATAAATATTATTTTTTTCATTTTCTTACCTCTTTTTTTTGACACTGATTTCACTGATTTCTCGGATTTGATTTCTCTTTTTTTAATTATTTTTTAGCCACAGAGAACACAGAGTTTTTATTTTTTTGACACTGATTAACACAGATTAACACGGATTTTTTAATTATTTATTCTGTCTTAAATTTTGCAATACAGGGTCGCTTGAGCAGCTCCTCTTTGCATTCGATTGCAACCTTCAGGGTAGCCTCTGAGTGGCCATCAACCCGAGTAATCGCTGCAGTATTTGTGCTGATTACAATATTATTTTCCTTGAGTATTTTCAAAAGCTGCGTTATCAGCCAGACCAGAATAGCCAGTAGCACCACACAAAATCCCGCAAAACCATACTGGATTACCGGCGTCATTACCGTTGTTGTCTGTTGTGCATCCATATATCTCCCTTAATAATCATTAATCAATAGTAAATAATCAATTCCCTGTCGCAGCCGGCGGAGAGGGGTAAACTCTCCGCCGTCCGCCTGCCTTGCCGGGCCTTTATTGTCCCCTGCATTATTAGCTTAAAGTGGCGTGTGCGGCATACTGCCACAGGCCGAATCCCGCCTCGCCGGAGAATTTCGCACCGAACAGGTATTCATTATTCTTGAATGCATGTTCGCTGCCTGGGCCGAGAACTTCCATCTCAACTCCGGTCTCTTCCTGCATAATCATGGCCTTTGCCGAGCCGTCTGTACGGAATACCATGAACTGGTCTGTCCACGTTGAAAGTCTCGGGCTTGTCGCCAGCGAGATTTCCAAATCGCCCTTCATCGAGCGAATGGTATTTGTCTGACCGCTGTCTACGTTTGGGTTATTGATGGCCGCCTGGAACGGTCCCATCAGTCCTGTCCCGCACATTACCAGAAACTGCGATGCGTCCTCGTTGATATATTCGCCCTGGTCATCCTTGAAGCCGAGCATATATCCGATAACGCCGAGGATTGCCTGCACGGCCTCTGCCGCCGTCGGCGCCGTTGCTGTGGTTACATTCAAAGCCGATACCTGAGCTGCCGCCAATAGATTGAGTTGTGTGCCGGATTTTCCTTCGCTGTGGTCGGTATCGAAATAATACTGACCATCGTAGCAAAGACCTTTTGTGGCGGCCTTGCCCGCCAGGAGGTATGTCAAAAGTCTGCTGCGCCAGAAGTTTGCCGCACGTTTTGCCAGTTCATTGATTCGTATCTGAATCTGACCCGTCTTATCCCTGCGGAAGTCATCAATTTTAATTCCGAGCGTTGCCTCCCATGTCTTATTGATGATGGTCATTCCCTGCTCGCGTGGAACCACTGCGTTTCTGGCGCCGAGCCATTCGCGGAATGCCGGAGTCTGACCGAGCCATTTGTATGTCTCCTGTGCCTGGTCGCTGCCAATGAGCATTCCAACCTTCCCAATCCAATCAGTCTTCATCGCCGAATCGAGGGCATGATAAAAACTGCCTATAATATCCCTTGTTCCTAATCCACTTGCACCCATGTTTGTATCCTTTCAAAAATTAGCTTATAGCATTTAGCATATAGCGTTTAGTTAATCAGTCTTTTTTCCGTTCAATAATCAATAATCAATAGTCAATTTTTCTTATTCCATTGCCCACGTGCCTCGCATAGCCACGAGGTTAAAACCTGTCCCGCCGTTTGACACGAGCTTGACAAAATCGCCGCGACGTGCGGTTGCTTTTGTATTTCGTATCTGATGACCATCTGCATCGGCGGCTTTTCCGCAACCGCCTGCCATAAGGTCGGCGGCATTGAAGTCTCCTGATACCAGGGCAACGCCCGCCCCAGCTATATTGACCAGGGTAATTGTGTATCCGGCATAGGCCCCGCCCGCCACTGCCAGAAGTGTCACTACTACGGCATCGGTATCGACGTAAATAATTTTGCCGTTATCTGCCGCCGCCGTTGTCTGATTTGCCGACCAGACTTCCCTTGCCGTATTAGGCCCAAATTCATCGCATTCGCCCGGCCGAAATTCCACTTCCATTTGAGTGGCAGATACGTATCTTGTGACCACGCCGACGTAGCTGTTCGCTGTCGTTGTAATAGCGGGCATCATTGACAGTGTTGCATCGTCCGAGGCATATACCGGCTGGCCGACATCGGTAATCAGAGCGACTAAGTCAACTATAAGACGGTATCTTGTCCCGCCGATAAGCTGTATATTCTTATCGCCCGCCGAGCCGTCCGTGTTGTCGCACTTGCACTTGGCATGACCGACGAACCTGTCGCCTGCGACAAGCGGCCTGCCGTAACCTGCGCCGTTATCGCCCACGAGCGAACCTTCATAAACGATGTCGTTTGCGATAATGGGTATTGAATTCAAATTTCCAAGTCCGAAGGTCATCGGACTATCCTGTGCTGATGTTGTCATTTTTTATTCCTTTCAAAAATTAGCGTATAGCATATAGCGTACAGCGTTCAGTAATTTAGTTTTTTTCCGAACCAATAATCAATAGTCAATAATCAATTCTTCCTACACAGTTTCCCATGTCCCGCGTTTTGCAACGATATTCCATCCGCCCCCCGCCTCGCCGTCACCAACAACCTTGATAAAATCGCCTCGTTTTGCCGTCGCTGCGGTATTCTTATAGCCGACTCCATCGGCCAGTGCCGCAAGTCCGCATCCGCCCGTGTACAAATCGGCGCCGTCCGGTGTTACCGTGATAAGTGTGACTGCCGATGCCCCTGCATTGACAATGGTAACCTCAAAACCCTGAACGGTTGCCAAAAGGGTGATTACAACAGCAGTTGTATCGACGTAGATAATCCTGCCGTTATCTGCCGCGGTTATGGTATAGTTTGTCGATTTAACCACACGTGCCATATTCGAGCCGAACTCATCGCATTCGCCGGGTCTGAATTCCACTTCCATCTGTGTGGCCGATACGTATCTGGTAATGACGCCAACAAAACTGTTTGCCGTTGTGGTGATTGCCGCCGCAAGTGATAATGTTGCATCATCCGAGGCATATACCGGCTGGCCGACATCGGTAATAAGAGCGACTAAATCAACTATAAGGCGGTATCTTTTCCCGCTTATAAGTTCGATATTCTTATCGCCCGCCGAGCCGCCTGCGTTATCGCATTTGCATTTGGCATGACCTACAAATTTATCGCCTGCGACAAGCGGCCTGCCGTAACCGGCGCCGTTATCGCCTACCATCGAACCTTCATAGACGATGTCGCTTGCTATGATGGGGATGGAATTTAAATTTCCTAATCCGAAAGTCAAGGGACTATCGGCTGCTGAAGTTGTCATTTTTATTTCCTTTCACTTTTTTTAGACAGGATAGCTGGATTTTTTTCATTCCGTTTTATCCTGTAATCCTGTCAATAATTTTTTAATCATTTCTTTTGCTGCCGGTGCATAATTCAAATCACCATTGCATCTTTGAAAATAGTTTTGCAGAGTTGCCAGTGCCGCCGGGTCATCCAATCGCAGGACAAACGGTCTGATTGTTAAATCCCTTTTCAAATCGGTCGTAACCTTTGCATAAAACCGCAGCACGCCATCGATATAGGGATTATCCGCCTCAAAGATGAATGAGTCGTTCGTATCTCGTATCTCGTTGTTCGTCGCCGGTAATTCAACTATAGTTTTTTGTTTTTTTGCCATTTCTTTAAAAATAATCAATAATCAATTTACTTCTGCGGTGGCACTTCATAAATCCGCACTAATCCCTTGGATTCGGCCATCTTAAATGCGACATAAGTCTCAGCTGAGGAGAATTCCTTCTGCAACTCATTTGAGTTGGCATATTCCTTCTTCCAGCCTTCTTCGTTTGTTGCCGCTGTTGAGGGCTTTTTGTCCTGGTTATCGACAAATTCCTGTGTGGCCGGGTCAATCTTTACTTCTGGTTTTTTCACCGGTTCCTGCGGCTTTGCCTGCGACAGTTTCAATATGAAGGCATCCTTTGCCTCCTCGATGGTCTTTCCCGCTGCGAACTGCTCGATGACAAAGGCAGGGTCGGCCTTGAATCTCTCACAGAATGCGGCAAAAGATGCCTTTGCCTCAGCAATACCCTCGGCCTTGCCTTCCGCCTTAGCTGCATCAGTAATTGACTTATGCAGGTCCGCATATTGAGCAGCAAAGGTCTCTGCGGTCAGGATTACTTTTTCAATTTTATTGTCGCTCATGGTTATTTCACCTTTCTGAATATTAAATGATATTTCATTATTTTTTTTATCAGCAAACGCTGCTGAATTCGTATTTGAATCCGCGCCGAATACGCAGATGCTCACTTCTTTGATTTTTGCCTTGCGAAAAACCGCCCCCGGCCCGTTTAAGGTCTGTCCATTTACCTGTACGCTGGCTCCTTCCATTACGTATTCGACTACCGAAGGCGGCACATAAAGACTTGCCTCCATAGGAAAGCCGCTCAGCATATCGTTTTTGATTTCCTGTGCATTCGGATTGCCGAGGAATTTGCCTTCGATGTAAACCTTGTCGGTAATCTCCTGCTTTTCGGCAAAACCCAGCCGTTTAGCCGTGAAATGTTCATCGAGCACCGGCGTTTTTGTCTTTGCAAAAGATAAACCGCTAAGGTCGAATGCAAGATTGCCCCAGAACCAGTGATTAGGAATAATCTGACCTGAATATCCGATTATTCTGAAATTTTCGCTCTTGCCTGCCTTTGCATCCTCGACAAATGAGACCGGCTCCGCCTCTGCAGAATGCAGGAAAATACATGCCAGTAAGGGTGCAAGATTTTTGTCTTTCCTTGTTTCCATTTTTTAATCCTCAATTTTACTCTGTGCCCTCTGTGGCTAATTCTTCTTCTGTTTCATTATTAAGTGGTAATTTTTCTTTTTCCTTAGCTGCTATATAAGCCCTTTCCTCGATGCCCTGGTCAACATCCTCCTTCCAGTCCTTGCCCTGTCCGCCGCATATCTCGCGGAGCGTGGTGGTCCTGTTTTTAAGATTAAGTTCCGCCGCCTGTGCCTCTCGTGTCGGGTCAACATACGGCCAGCGATGGCATACTATTTCATGTTTGTCAAATTCGTCACTGGCAGCCAGTCGCCCATCCTCTATGAACTGGCCGATTTTCCATTTCCAAACGCGTGATACAAACGGCTTAACGACCAGATTCTGTTCGACCAGCCAGTTTTCCTGCGCCTTTTGATATGCAATCCTGGCATTCATAAACGTAGCACCCGCAAAATCAAGGGTAATCAGCATCAGCGGCATACACAACGGCCTGCCAATCATGGATAGAAGCCGCAGCACGAACGGGTCAAAGAGCGTCCCCGGCCTTGTCTGGCCGATTGCCTTGATGTCTTCTCCCTGTTCACCGTACATAATCATGCCCGGTTCGAGTTTTTCCTGTCTCTCAACTCGGCCCTGCTCGTTTGTGCTTGTCTCTCCGATTTGATTCCATTCCGCCGAGGGTTCATTTCTGGTAACAAACGCCGAAAAGCAGGCATTGACCGCTGCCGCCACGAGCTCGGCGTCAATATATTTCGAGAGTTTGTCGATTGCATCGATGGAACTTGTCAGTACGGGCTCACCTCGTGAATAACTGAATCTGTCGGGATTGAAGATGTGATGGACAATATCGGCTGTGTATTTATTCACGCTGTTTGGCTCGATATATCCCCAAAGTGCCGGCTGGCCGATATAATAGCCCACAATCTGACCTTTTATTTTATTATAAACGACCCCGTTTATGACCTTGATATACTTAAATTCCTCCTGATTAAGTCCGGTGGGATTACCTATCTGCTCACCCTCAACTGCCTGCAGCTTATCGTTTACAAAAATTACCGCCATATCGCCATCTCGCCGGTACGAAAGATATGCCAGACGAAGGAACTGATTGAATGTAAAGCGGCCTGTAACCTCGCAGGAAAGCGCCCATTCATTGAATAAGTCCTCTGCCTGTTGATTCCAGTCCTTATCCTGTGTCTTTGCCTCGATACGAACCCCTGAGCCGATAACCGAATCGCGGTCTGTCCGCAGAATACCCTTGACAAGCGGGTTATTTCGTTCGAGGTCGCGGCAGATTTCCCGCAGTTTCCAAAGTGCTATATCGGTCAGGTGGGTATCGCCTGTGCCGCCGATGTTGGAGCGAAGTTTTCTAAGCCGTGTGCCGTCTATTGCATCGTAGGCGAAGCGGTACTGTTTTCTTTTAAATGCCCTTTCAGGGGAAAACAGCCCTATCAGCGAATCCGCAGATTCGCTTGCCTTTCTCAAAAATCCTTTTTTACCGTTTCGTTCCATATTTTTTTGCCACAGAGGGCACAGAGACCACAGAGATAAAAAAGTCTTAATTCAATAATCATTAATCAATAATCAATAATCAATTTATAATTGTGCCAGTGTTCTCAAGGGACCTGCACTGCCGCCATTAACTCCGGCTGCAATGTTTTTCCGAATCCTCTCTTCTCTATCGTAGAGGGTTTTCAGGTCCGCCCTGGTATATACTCTGCCGTTGACGGTGATACTCTGAGCGCCGGATTCAATCGCTGCGATTGCCGTCTGGACACTATCCAACTGCTGAGCCAGTGTATAAGACATCGGGCACTTTCTTTACTTGCCGCATGGCCTGGGTTTTCTTTTGGTTATCTTCATGCCCGTATTTTTACCACAGACTTGAAAACTTAAAAGAAATGGTTTGCTAATAATTAGCAACGACTTGAAAATTTATTTTTCGATGGATTTGAAGTTCTTTTTGCAGTCGAGGCACTTGTGATACCTGATTGGCAGATGTTCGCTGTTATAAACGGGCACTCGTTTTGATTTGCAGAACGGGCATTTTGTCGTAACATATTCGACCGTAACATTTTCCGGCTCAGGGACAAAAACCACCCTTGGCCGGGCCTTCGGCTTATTATCTATTCCGGGATAGTCGTCTAAGAAACCCATTATTTCGTCGCTCGTCGCTCGTATCTCGTATTGCGTTTAGCGTTCAGTAATTTAGTTTTTATTCCAATTAATAATCAATAATCAATTTTATAATGATGGTAGATTATCTAAAAATCCTCCGCGTTTTTCTGTCTTAACCGCCAACGGCACAATCTCCCGCCTTCTTGCCGCCGGCACAAATGCTGTTTCATTTTGCGGCCTTAGATAATGGACGCCCTTCATATAACCGGCAGCCGCCGCACCAACCGCCGTATCCAATGAATGCGTAGGAGCACCGGGTGTAATCGGCTTCCAAATCCATGTTATCCGCCCGAACCTGTCCTTATTGCGGACCTTATGCTCATTGGTAAATTCCTTTAGATAATATTCCGGCATCTCTGCATAAAACTGAGTTCCGCCCTCACCGGGCAGATTTTCTGCCCAGCCTGTAACCTTATCCTTAAAAAACGATGTATCTATAATCAATAACTGCATGCCTCGATACCTGGTTGTCGATTTAACTCGGTGTGATGCCGCCTTATCGAGGTCGCTGATGACTATCGGCGCCCGCTGAGGATTGCTTGCGCCTTTGGTAGGTATAGTAACAGAGGGTCTTTTGCGGCAGTATTGATAGACCTCATCGGGCTTAAAACCCGAATCGACCAGCATCAGCATCACGGCAAGCTGTGGTTTATTATTTGCGGGATTCGACCAGGGAAATGGATTAAGAAGCACCTCGCCATCGAGCTGCTCCCAACTTGAAACCGAGCCGCTGGCAATGACAAAATTCTGCTCGTTATAGCCAAAGCCGCGAACCTCGTAATCAATACGCACTTCTTGCCTTTCGCTTTGATGGTAATCTGCTCCCGCAACTAAAATCAGGCAATCATCAGGGACAGTTCCCTTGCTGAATTGTCCGATATTTTTTCTTAACTGTCCCTGTTCAATTTTTCTGCCGACCTCTTCCCATGATTCTACCAGAATCGAATTTGTAAAATCCTTGAGTTTGCCCTTGAGTATCCCTTCGTTGGTATTGGCCTCAAACCACTGGGCCATGATTTCATTCCACGACACCCACGAACTTATAAGCGCCGTATAATGAAAGCCGCTGTGCCATTTGCTTTTTTCCGGTTTTCCCGTTATTAAACCGTCTTTATCAATCTTTTCGCCAGCTGCCAGCCACAAACCGCTGCCGACTGCCGACTGTTTTTGCTTTTCGAGGATTTTTCCCTGGCAAAACGGGCATTCATACCATACCGAATCTATTGAATGTCTGATAATTTCCGGGTCACGCAGATTTTTTTCGAGTTTGAGATTTTTGAAAAACCATTCGCTGAATTCGCCGCAAAGAACACACTTACAATAATACCGGTGCAGGCAGCTTGATTTGAGACTTTCATCGATATGGTCGCCTGCAATATTCGGGCTGGACAGCTCCACGATTTTTCTATCCCAGAAGGTGAGTGTTCTTTTAAGGGCAAGGTCGATTGGGCTTGCCTCTTTGCCTGCGATGGGCGGAAATTTGCCTGTTTCATCGAGGAACAGGTATTTTATCGGCTTCATTGCAAGTCCCGCCGGTGAATTCGATGCCGCCAGAAAGAGTGTCATTCTGTCAAGATTAATTTCCTCGGTTGCAAGGTCCCACAATCGGCCTGTGGTGTGGCGGTATAATTGAGGGGATTGCTCAATCATGGGAATAAGCCGATGGCCAGCGATATAGGCGTAGTCTTTGTCTCTGGGCATGACGTACATTGCCGGGGCGGGCTCCTGGTCGATTACGTAGGCAATCATATTGAGTATGGCCTCGGTTTTTCCCGATTGCGGCGGGGCCATTATAGTGATTCGTTCAACTGCCGGGTCGCTGAATGCATCCATAATCCCCTTGAGATACGGTGTTCGGCTGGTATGCCAGGGACCGGCCTCGCTTGATGTATTGCCGAGTATGCGGTATTTGTCCGCCCACTGGCTGACGGTCAAATCATCCGGCAGTTTCCACGCTGCCTTTTCTTCTGGTGTCCAGGTATTTTTAGCCACAGATTTCACTGATTGCACCGATTTTTAAAAATTATTTTTGCAGATTTTATTTGCTTTTTCATTCAATTTATCTGCTATCCCTGTGAAAACATTCTTAAAATAGCATAAAATTATGGCAATAATTAAAAACATAATGCCTACGAATTCAATTATACATGCAATGATATATTTCATTTTTATACTCTTTTGTTTTTTAATCTGTGTCCATCTGTGTAATCTGTGGCTAATAATTTCTTACGAAGCAAATCCTTCAATTATTCCCTTAACTTCCTGGTCGATTATCGCCTGTATTTCACGCGGCTCATTTAGGCCAGTGAGATTTTTTGCCAGCTTTCTTCCAAGGCCGAGCAATGCCCGTTTAACCATCTGGATTTTCTGTATTCTGTCTTTTTGGATATTTTCAAGGGGGATTAGTTTACCCGTCTTAATATCGAATTCTATTTGCAATAGTTTGGTTTTTAGCTCCTTGTATTCGGCCTCTGCCTTCTGCTGGCGGTTTTTCTCTTCGGTAGGGGGCTTGCCATCGTTTTGTTTCCATACATCAAGAAAGTGTTTGATGTAATGGCCTTTGTTGGTCAGGGGCATCTTTTCTTTAACCCAGCGACGGATAGTCCTGTCAGAGACGCCGGCGTATTTGGCGGCTTTTTTCTGGTCGGCGATAATACTGTCGCTCGCAGCTTGTCGCTCGTCGCTCGTCGCTTGTATCTTGTTATGCGTATTGCGTATATCGTTATGCGTCATATCAATAGTCATTAGTCAATAGTCAATAATCATTAATCAATTCTTTTGTCACAGCAGAGTTTTTGTTTTTAATATTCTGTTTTGAATTTCGTTTTTTAATCATTTGAATTTGTTTAGAATTTAGATATTAGTGCTTAGGATTTGGCGTTTTCCGCCACTGGTATAGTCCATGCACCGCCAGTACCAGAAAGATAACATCTCTCGTAAAAAGGCTGTAGCACTCAAGATGCAGATGTATTACTGCCGACAGGGTATTACTGACCATCCACAGATAAAAGCAGCTTGTCATCTTATGGTTATTGAATATTACGCCTGTAACGGCTATCACGGTTACGACAGTTCCAATAATTTCGAACACATTTAATCTCAAAAAAAGTAGTCAGAATTCAGTACTCAGAACACAGAACACAGAAGTCTGTAGTCCGTAGTCTGTAGTCCGTATTCAGTCTCGTATTTCCACCGCACCTGCGGCGACTCTTTTTGCAATTTTTTCTCTTAGCACCATATTTTCATTGAAAAGTTTTTTGAACATCTCCTTTTCAACGCCCATTTCCTTTCGGGCGGATGCCACGCCCTCGTGAAATCCCTGCACTAAAAAATCGGTTTTGATTTTTTCGAGCTTCTTTTTTCTCATAATCACAAACATAATTCACACCTCGTCTTTCGTATCTCGTCGCTCGTATTGCGTATAGCGTATTGCGTATATCATTGTGTGTCATATCAATAGTCAATAGTCATTAGTCAATAATCAATATTCAATAGTAAATAGTAAATAATCAATCCATCCTGCGGAACTCAATCACCCACACATAGGGATTGCTTTCCCACGAATAGTCACGTTTAGCATTGATTGAATCCCATAACTCCTGGTAACTATCAACGGCATCAAATATATATGTTCCTGTATTGCTTGCCAAACATCCCTCTGATTTCGCATCGTCCTCGCTTATCTCCTGTACCCTCTGTATTCTGACATTTATTATCTCAAGGGTTATTCGTGAAGCCCAGCGAGGCATAAAGAGAGGCGACCGCCACATAGTCGGCAATATCCCATCACAAATAAAGTTTCCGTCTAAATCTGATTTTAAGCCCGCATCCATACAGTCGTCGCTGCACTGGATTGCATATTTTACTGCCTGCTCATCAGTAATTTCATTTTCAGATGGCTCATAATTCTTTTTAATTTCGTCTCTATATTGAATTGTAAATCTGCCTTCAAAATCCCAGCCAATTATTTTCCATGATTCTTTTACCCAGAGCCTGTCCCCGATTTGGCCATAAGGGCAATGTTCAAGAAGATAATTATTTATTTGTTCCCAAGTACAAAATCTATTTGTGAGTTTGCTTGGGAATAATTGCCAAAATCCGTCCGTTCTTAAAAATGGTTGTGGCTTAATTATCCGCCTTGTCTGCGTTTTCCTGCCATTGAGAATGGCATTAACCATTTCACCGCAAAATAGAATTGGATGTTCTTTCATTTTTTCACCTCATTTTTTTGACACTGACTTCACTGAATGTCCTTTGTATTATTTCAAAGGCGGCTTATTTATTTATTTCTATTATTCTGCCCACAAAAACTATGCACATCAAAAACCGCGTTTTTACCCCTGCGGACATGCCTTTTTGCCCCAAAAATTCTGCCAAATTTTGGGCTTCCCGAAC